AGATATGATTCTAGAGAGAAATTTAGAACTGGAGTATCATGGCATGTTCCTACACAATCTCTTATAGACCTATTGAAGACTCATTCACCTCTAGTATCTGTCGGAAGTGGATTTGCTTATACAGAAAGTATTGCTAAAGAACAAGGAGCTGATATAATACCAACTGATTTAAAACCTAATTCTAGCAATGGGTGGTGTAGAGATGGCCAATTCTTTTGTGATGTAGAAGAGATAGAAGCTGTTGATGCTGTTAAAAAATATAAAGACAGGAACGTTTTTATGGCTTGGCCTCCTTATGATACATCTATGGCTTATGATGTAGCTTTGAATATGACTCCTGGTAAATATTTAATATATGTTGGTGAAGGATGGGGAGGATGTAACGGAGATGATCAATTTTTCCAATATTTACGAGACCAATTTGAGGAGATTGACGATTTAGAAATCCCAAAATGGTTTGGACTGAATGATGCTTGTTCGGTTTATCGAAAAAAATCAAAAAAATAAAATAATCCTTTTTTTATAAGGATTTAATAAACTACCTTAGCGGACAATTTTAAAACTAATAAGAATTAAGAAAAAATGAGGCAACTTAAAATTACAACATCGATTACAAATAGATCTGATAAGTCTTTAGAGAAATATCTTCAGGATATTTCGAAGGAGGAGATGATTAGCCCAGAAGAAGAAATAAAACTTACAAGAAGAATTAGAGAGGGTGACGATGCAGCTTTAGAAAGAATGGTTAAAGCAAATCTAAGATTTGTTGTATCTGTTTCTAAGCAGTATCAAAATCAAGGTCTTCCTCTAATTGATCTTATAAACGAAGGAAATTTAGGTCTTATAAAAGCAGCTAAGAAGTTTGACGAGACTAGGGGATTTAAATTTATATCTTATGCAGTTTGGTGGATCAGACAGTCTATACTAGAAGCACTTTCTGATAAGTCTAGAGTTATTCGAATTCCTCTTAATCAAGTAGGTGTTTTAGGTAAGATAAACAAGGCTTATTCTAAACTTGAGCAAGATCTAGGAAGAACTCCTACAACAGAAGAGATATCAGAAGAAATTGACATTGCAGATCATAAGATAAAAGAAACATTAATGACCTCAAGAAATCATGTTTCCTATGATGCTCCTATGGGTGGTGACGATGAAAATTCATCGATGATAGATCTATTGTCCAATAAGGATTTCCCGTCAACAGATTCAGTTGTAATTGAAGAGTCACTAAGAATTGATATAGAAAGAACATTAGACACTTTAGATCCTAAATGCCGTGAGATTATAAAATTGAATTATGGTATAGGATATACACACCCAAGGTCCCTTGATGAAATAGGTGAAAAATATTCATTAACTAGAGAAAGGGTTAGACAAATAAAAGAAAAAGGATTAAAAAAATTAAGAGCACAAGCTCGTACTAGGATATTAAAACAATATCTATAGGATAAATAATATGTGAAAGATTTTTTAAAATACCTTGTTGTTTGGATAAGTGAAAACTTATCCATTCCTTTTTGGATAGTTGGACATATACACCTTACTATGAATATCTACGAGGATCTCTATGAGATCCTCGCTTCTTTTTCTATGAACATTATTGTATTTGTTGGTTTTTTTATTTCCTATAAAGAATGGAAAAAGAATAAAGATATATAGAAAGAATAATAAATAAGCAATATGAATTACATAGACTCTTTCTATAATTTTGTACCTAATGATGGATCAGTTAACATGAATGAATTATTTTCCCTAAATGAAAGTGGAACATCTGCTAGATATAATAAAGAAGAGTTTAAAGCTCTTTTTAGAGATTCCCTTCTTGAATCTGAAGGATATGTTGATGAGGATCTTTTAGAAGGAGCTCACGCTTATTATGAGCTTGGAGTTTTATATGAACATAAATCAGAATGGGTAGAAGCAGAGGGAAATAACATTTTTTTAGATTGTGATTCACATGTTATCTTAATCAAAAATGGATCTGGATACATGATAGAAAAAAACACATTAGATGCTGCTAAATCCCTTAATGAGGGTGCACTAAGTTGGCTAGAAGATAAATGGAATAAAGCCAAAGAAGTTGGTAAGGCAGCAATTAAAAAGACAGTTGCTGTTGTTAAAGGAGGATGGGATAAGCTTAGTTACGGTGCTAAAAAGGCATGGGAGTTTGTTAAATCTTGTGCAAGTGCAGTTGCTGCTTTTATTAAAGGTATGACCTGGGTTGAATGGGCAGCTTTAGCAATGAGCTTACTTTCCGCTATAATGGGAATAGTTCAAGCTGCTTTAATCGGATCTGGTGTTGCCTCGTGGGTATCGCCCGCAGCTGGTATATTAGCTGGTATTTTTCAAGCTATTGGAGGAGGACTACACTTGTATGAGGGTGGAGTTAAAATAAAAAATGCTGGTAAAGTATTATCTATGGATCAGACCCTTACACCAACATCAAAAATGGCTGCTAAGGTTGCACAAGGACTTCCAGAATACATAGTAGGATCTGGAATGGTTTGTTTGGGAATATATGATATAGTAAAAGCAGCAACTAGCCCAATAAATCCCACAACTGGTGCAGAAAGTGTTGCAGTAGGAACTTCCGCTAAAACTAGCCTAACGAGTGTAGCAAAAACGGTAGCAAAACCTGGAGGTGCAATACACCATTTTATAGAACACGCAGGAGTAGATATAATGAAAAAAATGGGAGTAAAAGTAGCATCTGATGCTGGTAAAGCTGCAGTAGGTAAAATATTTACTGCTATTGTATCTACTGTAGCATCATCTATACTTTCACAGATATTTGGTAAAATATGGGGATTTGTACTTAAGTCAGGAGAATCTGTTGCTAAGGGATTCGATTTCCTAATTAATATACCTAAAAAAATATCTGAAGGTATAGGTAATTTTGTAAAAAAATCCAAGGGATCTACTTTTTTTAGTATAATAGCAAAAGGTCTTTCTAATATAGTTAAACCAATGACTGACTCTGCAGCTAAGGTTATTGCTAAATATATACAGCCTACAGTAAATAATATTAAAGGATGGTTTGCTAGGGAAATAAAATCATACAATGATGCAACAGAAATAATCAAGCATTATAAACATGAGTTACACTCTGGAACTAAAGGTCACGAGATGAAACCGCATGGTAAAGTTGAAGTACCAAATCAGCCTAAACATGGTATAGATGTTAAAAAAGTAACTAAAAAGGATATAAAGATCGTTAAAAAAGCTGTTGCTAAATCTAAGGGTAAAGAGGTCGACAAAAAGAAAAAAGTTAAGGAATCTTTAGTATGGGAGAGAAAGCACGTTCAATCTTTTGACGATCTAAATTTTATTTAATCAAATCTATCTATTAACCATATTCCAATCCACATTAGAACAGACAGGAATAATAAAATAGCTAAAGACTCCATATATTATATATGATATCGTATACAATTATTATTATCTTAACTACTTTGATGTTTTCATCAGGTACTTTATTTTGGATAATATCTATGTTTACTGGTAAAATGGAAAGACCTATATTATCACTATTCGGATATTTATTTTGGCCTGTTAGTATTTTACTAATTATTTTTTATGTTTATTTATTAAATAGATATAATTCTAGAAAATCTATTTTTTAATTGAATAATATTTTCTACCTTTATAAAAGAATATATAATAGTATGAGAGCTATTAAGACATTTGAGAATTTTTCTCCTGATAATTATTTATGGAACGATGCTTCTTTTTGGATAGAGGAACTATATCCAGAGGAGATATGCTTCCTTTCGATCTATTCAAAATATATAGATGATTTAAAAACAAAAAAAAATAACGAGTCACCTTTATTTAAGGTAAAACTTGAATCTCCTGATGAGGTAGATTTAGAAGAGGATGGAGACGAAGCTTCAACTGGTTTTGAAATGTTTTATAGTATTCCTGCTAAAAAAGGCGAGGCCACTCTATCCTTTGAAGTGACAGCTTCTGGTTATTTTACTCCGGTAAGAAGTTATGGATATTATGAACCAGAGGAGGGTGGAGACCCTATATTAGATGATATAAATATAGAATCCGTATATTATCTAGATTCGGAAGAAAATTTAGAGATTGATTTTTATTCTACCTCTTATAACTTTAGCTCAGAATTTATAACAGAAAAGATGCTAACGGATATCATGGTTTTTGTTGCAGAAGATCGAATGGTATACGATGAATCAAGGGTACAAGCTGATCTCCCTTCAATTCCACAAGGTCTTTTAGATAAATGTGAAAAAATTAGGAAAAAAAATCCTTCTATATCAAAGGGATATGATATAATTAATAGATTTAATCTTAAATAGATAAGGAACAAAATATATTTTTTAATCTATAAAAGTTAAAAAAATATGAGAATTTTATTTGCTTTTTTTCTATCTTTTCAAATTAGTATAGGATATTCACAGATGGAAAAAGTTTCGGTAGTATCAACAAATAGAGATACTTTATGGTTAAGAAATAATGATATAGGACTATTAATAGCTAGATCTTGGGAGATGGGAAATTTACCACCGGAGGAAAAAGTACCAGTAATATTAATAGTAGATGCACTTCCGGATAATACTAGAAATGGAAAAAGAAAATCTAGAGAATAATAATTTTTGCCACTATTGTGGAGAATCCTATTGCAGATCAGGATGTAAACCTGTAGGTAGAGTATTAGAAACTATAATTTTTATTCTGTCATTGACTTTATTTTTTTCCGTAGGATTTTTGATATATATAGTAAATAGATAATAATGATGAGATACATAAAACTTTTTGAATCGTTTAATCAAGTAAATGAAGCCGAAGGAATTTCGGAAGATTTAATATTCGATTGGCTACCTTTTGATGATCAGATAAATAATCCAGTAAATTCTAGAGTACCTATTGAAGTTAAATATTCTGAACTTGCTCAAGTTTGTAATGAGATGGGAAAAGACTTTAATGGTGTTGGTCTTTATATAGCTCACCAGAAACTAAGTGATGGCGGATTTGTTAGATTCGTAGTAGGAAACCCTTCACCAGTACTTTTTGACGTAGCAGTATTTGACAGAGAATTTAAGAAGTCTTCAGAACAAAAAGGTATATCAGCTGATAAATTTAATTTCAAATCATATTTAAGAGGAACAGAAATTCTTAATAGATTCAAATTTTAATAAAACCCGCATTTTTAAAAAGTCCGAAAAATATTTCGGACTTTTTTTTTTGATTTTTTTTCCAAAATCGTAAACTTTTTTAAAACCCTCGCATATAAACTATGTATAATATAAAAAACAATTAAATTTAAAAATTATGGAAAAACAAGAAACAATGGAGAGAAGAGAAGCTACTATCGAGGCAGTTTTAGCTTTAAAAAACGACAAATCAGTAAAAGCTTGGATTGGTCCAAATCACTTATTATTTGGTAAAAGCGTAGAGAACAGGGATATGTTTTTGACAACATATCGTATAAGAAATTCATATGAGGAGCTGTTATTAAAACTTGATGTTAACGAGGAGGTTACTGATGAGAGAGATCTTATTCTAATTAAAAGATTTTTTGATATGATGTTTTATCCGCCAAGAAAAATGAGTATTAGTGATTGGAAAAATCAGAGAGACCCTATTGTGAAAATAGTTAAAGCTTATAAGGATGTAAGATGGAAAGGTAATAGAAGAAGAAAGCACGAAATAACTTTATTATTAGATGACGGGAAAAAGATCCAGATTAATCCTGGGGATGTATTAAATCGGTTTTTTCATATATGGGGTAATTTCGATTCCCTTATAAATTCCAAGTTATAAGGCTCCTTTTGTTAATAAATTATTAGCCGGCTTTTCCCAAAGTCGGCTTTTTTGTGGTTTTTTTTTAGGGGAAGGGGGATATATAATCCATAAATAAATAATTAGAAAAAAATGGAAGAATTCGGCCCTCACATCACAATAGATCTAAAAGGATGCCCTAAAGAAACACTATCGAATTACGATTTACACTTTAATTACTTAAAGTCTCTTCCTGAACTAATTAATATGACCCCGATAACACAACCCTATGTTTTTCCTTATTCTGGATTAGTACCAGAGGATAAAGGAATAACAGGAATAGTTATAATAGCAGAAAGTCATATATCAATACATTCTTTTGAAGAAAAGGGATATTCTTTTATTGATATATTTTCTTGTAAGGATATGGACGTTGAAAGAGCTATACAGATAACTCTAGATATGTTTAAGCCTGCTGACTACGAAATAAATATAGTTAAAAGAGGTAAAGATTTTCCTAGATAATTAGTGTTTTATCTTCTTCTTTAAGTTATCTATTTCGTTTATAATATTACCCATATCATTTTTAACTATAATAGTTGATTGAGTAGGAGGTTCTGGTGAATATAATAAAGAATCACTAACTGATATTACTGGAAAAAATTCCATATTTGTTTGACTTATTATCTTATTGTTATCTTTTTTAGCTTTATTCTGCAAATAATCTAGCATTGCTACAAACTCTTTTTCCCTTTCTAATATTTGATTTGTACAGCTTTTTTGCTCAGATCTTATCTTAGTATCTTTTTCGTTTAATTCGCTCTCTAAAGCCTTTATTTTAATAGTTTTAGCATCTATTTCTTCCTTTAATTCGTCGTTGCTTTCTATCATAGAAGGACCTATAGTTATTATCACTATGGACAATAAAATTAAAGAAAGAGCTATTACTTTCTGTGGTGTAGAAAATTGTGCTATGATTTCTGAAATATATCTAAACATATTTTATACCTTATTTGGACTTTGTTAATATATACTCATATGATCAATATAATCAAAGGAAATTTAGAAATAATGTCCCAGGATTTACCAGGAAAAATGACTTGGACTTCTGTTCCTTCACAGATAGAATCATTTGGTGGATTCGGATGGAGATTACCTTATGAATCAGAATTTCTTACTATTTATGAGCTTTATAATTTGGGGATAGGGGGATTTAAGCCATCAAGATATTGGTCTTATTCATCCTATATTAATAAAGCTTGGTACTACGATCTTAGTGTTGGATATTCACCACACATAGCAGATCAATCTAATCTTTACTATGTCAGACTTGTTAGAAATATCTAATTATCCAGATAAGGATGAGGAGAAAGCAGATATAATTTTTTGTGATCTTGTTAAAATAAAGAGAGCATTAGATTATTCGATCGAAAGAGAAATGGAACACGAATTTATTTATAGCATGATAAAATTTGCTAGAAATAATCCAGATTCTAAGGTAGAAGAAATTATAGACCTTGCTTTATCTGATTGGAAATATTAAATTCTATTTCTTTTTAAAAAAATCCTTCCAATCAACTTCCACTGGAGAATATCCAGAAGCTACTAATTTTCTAACTTCCTGTAGAGCTTTATCTGTAGAGCTTCCTTTTTTGTAAAGTCTATCCCAAGATCCGTCTTTTTTCCTACTCTGATTGTTCATTAGATCTATAGCAGTTACAGCTCCCTGTGCATTTGGATTTTTACCAACTAATTTTTTAATAGATTCCTTTTGCTTCCATAATGTTTCCTGAATAATAACCGTCCACTTATTAGCAACAATATTTTCTGCATTTTTTATAACATATTTAGGATCTTTATATTCTTCAGGTACTGCTATATCAAGTCTGTCGCCTATGTTCATTATTTTTACCCCAGTTTTTCTTTCTTCGTATCTTCCTGAATAATATGACTTTATTTTTTTAAATCCTAATGTTGGTAATACTCCAGTAATAGCACGCATATCGAAAAGGGTAGATCTAACTGTATGTTGTGTACAGTTAGAAAAAAGAAGATTGTAACTTTTATTACTAGCTCCTATTACTGCAGTTGGTACATCCTTAACCTTTTTTTTCGCCCAATCACCAACTATTTTTTTAAAGTTGTCGTATTCTTTTTTGTTCATTTTTATTACGACTGATTGTTTTTTGAGATGATTTAATTCGGAGCATACTTGATTATACATTGTTTGAGAATACTCTGGGTATATCTTTTCCCCTGTTTTAGTATCACCAACACCACCTAAAAGAACTTTATCTATATCAGCTTTCTCAGGCATTGCATTTATTTGATATTTAGGCTCTTTTAAAGACCAAGCTTGTAGGTGACCGAATCCTCCTCCTGCATCTTTTTGACCCATCTCGAAGTAATCAACTACTACCGGATACTGGAACTCTTTTTTAGCATACGCCTTAATTTCTTGTTCCATTGGCATATCAGTTTCTGTGTTGTACCAATTACCTCCCCAAACAAAATAATTGCATCCTTGTTTTTTAGCTGCTAAGAAAGCTTCCTTTCTAGTTTTTTTGGATGACATATTACAAGATTTCCCTTGCTTTATTGAATTGTAATAGAAATCTTTTAATATTCCTTTTCCCCAATTAAAAGAATCGTCGCCTTTCTTTTTTAAGTTGGATACAGTTTTTTTCCCCGTATCCAAAAGCTTATTTGCAAAATCTTTATAATCATCAAAATTCCAATATTCATTTATATCGTCACTAGATGATTCACTGATATTATTCCAATCTTTAAATGATTTAAGATGCTTCATTTATTTTAATCATTTCTTCTTATTTTAGCTAGGTTTTTTCTAACAGAAGAATCTAGATCATCAAATGTTCTTTTTAGACCCTTATCATAAATATTAGATAATGATCTAGCAACACTGTTTTGTTCCAGTATTATTTCCCATTTAGGATCTTTCTCCTTGTTAATAATCTCCTCTGCTATCTCTCTCCCCATTTCCTCGATTTTCTTTTCGTATGTTTTCATAATATTTCTATCAATAAAATGGTTTTTATTTCATTTGATTATATATTTTTTCCAGTTCATCAAATATTAATTCCTCTGGATACCCATCATCCATTGATGTTTCTATAGCATCACTTATAAGGGATATGTATTTATATTCATCGCTTTGTCTATGAAATTTAGATTGATCAGCCCATCCTTTGTAGTGATTTAATATTTCTTTTATCATATTTTTTATAGCATATGGGTCTGCCCCCATAGCTAAAGCATTGTTTATCTTATTAGAAATAGTAGTATAAGGGTCTTCTGATCCTGGATGGAATTCGTATAATCTTAAGAAATCTGTATATTTTTTTATCACTTCTTATATATCCGGAAATAAATACTGTTTTATTACTATAATTAATAAAAATAAAATGGTAAAGAAAAAAGGACCCATATGTATGTTTATAGAGAGAAACTATAAACATTTTAATGCAGCTGCCTTAAAAGATGCAGCTATAGGATACGAAAAACATATAGATAGCGGAGGGAAGATGCTCGTGTCGCTGGCAGGTGCAATGAGTACAGCAGAGCTTGGTATTTCACTTGCTGAGATGATAAGAGAAGGAAAAATTGATATAATATCTTGTACAGGAGCAAACTTAGAGGAGGATTTAATGAACCTAGTAGCTCACTCTCACTACAAGAGAATACCTAACTACCGCGATTTAACTCCTCAGCAAGAAAGGGATCTTTTAGATAAGGGACTGAATAGAGTTACAGATACATGTATACCCGAGGAAGAAGCTTTTAGAAGACTACAGACCCACATATATGATATTTGGAAAGAAGCTGAAGATAAAGGAGAAAGATATTTTCCGCATGAATACATGTACAAATTAATCAATAGTGGAATACTAGCTCAATATTATGAGATAGATCCAAAAGATTCTTGGATGATTGAAGCAGCTAAAAGAAATCTACCGATGGTTGTTCCTGGATGGGAGGATTCAACAATGGGAAATATATTTGCTTCTTATGTTATTAAAGGTGAACTAAAAGCTGAAACAGTTAAAAGTGGTATAGAGTATATGGTAGATCTTAGCCATTGGTACAGAAATAATTGTTCACCGATGGGTGTCGGTTTCTTTCAAATAGGTGGAGGAATTGCGGGAGATTTTCCAATATGTGTTGTTCCTATGATGTATCAAGATCTTGAATGGGAGGATGTACCATTTTGGAGTTATTTCTGCCAAATCTCAGATTCTACCACATCTTATGGATCATATTCAGGAGCAGTTCCAAATGAAAAGATTACTTGGGGTAAATTGGATGCGGATACACCTAAATTTGTAATAGAGTCGGATGCAACTATAGTTGCTCCTCTAATGTTCTCTTGGATATTAAATAAGTGATTTCGGATATATAAATAGTGAAATGTATCTTAGTATTATGTGTTGTAACCATATTGACAATACCTATGGGATACATACATTTAAATAAACAAAAAATGAGGCATCTAAAAAGTATAGAGGAATTTAAAAAAGTAAATGAGCAGTTATTTAAAAGCGAAGGGTCTTTTTTTAATAAGATGTTAAATCTAGGAGACACAAAGAATGATGCTACAGCATCCGCGGGTGGTGCAGATTCTTCAGGTTCTTCTTCAGGTTCTTCTGGAACTATAGACAATAAAGTCGATATATCAGATTATGGAAAATTCAGTGAGGCTAAGGACAAAAAAGCTCCTTTAGTAGTTGTATATGGCGGAATAGATGTTGCTGGTAAGAAAAGTGGCGTATATATGTATGACTATTTAAATACTCTAGGAAATTCAGTAAATTTGTTTGTAGCTAAAGATGCTAGTATTAACGGAAAATCTGCATATACATCTTTAAAAAATAAATTATCAGATCTATCAATAACACCATCTAAAAAGATATTATATCTTTTCTCCGGAGGATGGAGTCCAGGTAAAGATCTATTGAGCTCTGTTTCTGCATCTGAATTTGATACAATATACCTAGTAGATATATGGATGGGTAAAGATGCTTCTTCTAGTTTTTATAAAAAATTAGCAGCAGACAACAGAAGCAAAGTTAAGTATTTCTACACTAGCTTTGGTGCTAATGATAAATCTGCTAGCGATGCAATTATTAAGGCAGTAAACACTTCTAAATTAAATGGAAATAACGATCATATGTCTACTAACACAGATGCAGTTTCAGATTTAAAAGGAATTATATAATATAAAAAAATGAAGCATTTAAAAAATATAAAGGAGTTCGGATTGGTTTATGAGCAGCTATTTAGTCAAGAGCTTGCAGCATTCAATAAACTTATGGGTATATCTGTTGAAGAAACAGGAATGGCTGAGCCAAATATGATTTCCGCTGAGAACCCTTCTGGATTAGGAACTGCTCCAGTATCTGTTGTTAAACTGAACACTAATCAATTAGATAATTACGGATCTACTGTTGGAATAACAGAGAAGGGAGACTCTTCCAGCTTAAACCAACCATCAAGAGGACCTTTAGGAAATATAGTAAACTCAGCTTATGCAAATTTAAATGTTTCAACAAGAAGAATCCCTGGAACAATGGGTGGAAATCTTGGATGTGCAGCTGCTGTTTCTATTATATTTTACAGAGCTACTGGATATGCAATAGCAGGATCAGGAGCTATAACGTTGGGAACTTCAAGTATGTGGAGCCACATGGATGCAGAAAGCAAAAAATCCAATGGAGTTTGGCAAAAAATAACTAGTTGGAAAACAGATTCTCAGCCTGGTGATATAATATTAACATCTAGAGCAACTAAAGCAGGACACGTGGGAGTTGTAGTAGAGGGAGGAAATATTATATCTAATTCTTCTGGTGGATTTCAAGGAGATAGAAAAGGTCAAATAGAATTAAATTATAATCTAAATACTTGGCAAAGCGTAGCAAACAGAAATCCTACTCAAACAGCATCTTTTAGATATAGAGGTCCTTACAAATCAACATGGGGTAAAGAACAAGCTCCGATAGCATAAATCGTTTTTTTATCCAAATAATAATATCTAATTTTACACTGTTATGAAAACGTATCTACTAAATAAATCTCTAAAGCTCTGCTAACTATAAGTTAGCAGTATATGAAAAAGAGAAACAAAAAGTGGGATAAGAAAAAAGATTACCTTAGACTCATAAGAGAACTTGATAAGAATCACGATTCTCAAAAAAACCTAGGATGGATCGAACTAGAAGAACCAATATTCATTGGTTGGAAAGCAAAAATAGAACCTCGTAAGGATATACAAAACAGAGACGATTCTTGGGTATTTTGGAAAATTTGTGAAAGTTTTTCAACTGATGTTTTTGCAAAAAGGATCAAAGATTTCGATTGGAATAGAAAAAAACCAATAAATAATTGGTGTGTACATCGACCCCCACATGTAAAGTGTATAAATGATTTAGTCTATAATAGTCTTCCCCCACAGGTACAAAAATATTTTACAGAAGATCCTTTTTTATCTAAAGATTACAAATATAGATTTGGTACTTGGTATTCTTGTAACATCCCAGATTTTTTCTGGGATATTGTTTATGTAAAAGAATACAAGAATAAAGCCAGAGTTCTAGACGAGATTATTTTACAAGAGGAAGATGATATTGAGAAGGAAATATATCAGAATCACTACTGGTCATATAAATGGTTTAAAGGAGCGCCTAAGCACTTTCGAAACACATTGAATAGAATACAAAGGGCTAAGTCAAAAGAGGACCTTAGAAATCAAATAAATGGAGAAGATCCTTATTGGACACCTAATTATAAAAATGCAAAATGGCTTTGGTGGTAGAATCATTTTTTTATTGTGAATGTAATCTCTACATTTGAAAAAAATTTTAATTTATGACAGAAAAAGTAATTAAGGTAAAGGACAATTATCGAACAAACCCTGAAAGCCACATTCCTGGTGGCTCCGTAGTAGAGACCTTTAATGATAAAGGTATAAGACTCGTTTATGATAAGATTAAAAATCCAGGAGCTTATATCCGGAGAATAACCAAGGATGAGTCCATAATTAGGGTTTATGTAGATGGGGAGCTTAAATTCGATAGGAATGGAGAGCAGTAAATTTACGGATCTAGTTTATTTTGGCTACGATCATTATGGAGAGGAAGCAGACAATGCCCAAAAAGACGAAAAGGAATTTATAGAAACCCTCAGTGAAAGGTTTCCTTCCGTAGAGTTTAAGGATGCTTACGATCAAATTAAAGGATTTAGACGAGAGGTTATCCTAGATGGGTCATTACAGGACCAATATTATTCTTGGATATTTGCTTTTGGGTGGCACAATTACTCCTTGAGCGTATCTCTAATGATGGCTAACATAGACGGGAAAGATGATGCTATAAAATATATCGATTTAGCAAAAACAGAATATTCACAAAATTTTAAAAACGAAGAAAATGGAAAATAAAGAAATTAAAAACGAAAGAAATCAGGAATCAAACTCTTTTTTATTGGATATACAAATGCACAATAGCATAGAACCAGAAATTGCAAGCTCTCTTGCAAAAGATATAGCCAAATATGTATCAGATAGAGAAAAAGTAGAATCGTGTCTTATTAGATACATGAATCATAAAAAAGGGGAGGTTTCGTTTGTTATATGTAATAACGAAATTAGAAGAATGATAGATTTTAGCTGGGATGATGATAGGATAACGGAAGGATCCATTCTTTATACTGATGGAGAACATTTTCCATTAAATAAAAAAGATATCACTAGAATTAATAAGGAAATATATTCAATACCTGGATCTTTTATAGAGTCAGCAATGGATACAGTAACATTAAATTTTATTGACCATCTAATAAAATAATATCTCTAACAATTTAAAATGAAAGATCCAATAGAGAGTAAGTAATTTAGGTAGAATAAAGACCAAAGGAAGATATGTAACCAGGGGAGGTCCAGAGAATGAATACACTTTCTGGTTAGATGAAAGAATAGTTTCTTGTAGAAGATCTAAAGAAAACCCACACCTTTTTTGTTCACTTTACGCTACTAAAGTTCTTCTTAAGAATAAAACATCATATTTACATAAGTTGGTTGCTGAGGCCTTTATAAAAAAACCCACCAAAGATCATGTTTATGTTACTCACATAGACGGAGATTATGATAATAATATGGCTATAAATCTTAAGTGGATAACTGCATCAGAGAATTCAAAAAGAAATCTAGAAAAATATCCAGAGAACAGAAATAAATTAAAAGACCACAACGATAAAGTGGGATATTACGAAAAACTAAGGCATCCAATATGGGAGGATAAGAATATTAAAAAGGTTGATAAAATGATTTCTTGGGGTGTTTCGTATAAGGAGATACAAAGGATATATGGATGCTCAGAAGCAACACTTTATAAAGTAATTAAAAAATTAAAAAAATGAAGTATTTAGATTATGAAGTTACTAAACTTCCAGACAGTGTAGAAAATTTGTTCTGCAAACCTTTAGACGAAAATGGAGAGATACAAAGGGCTAGCGATGACCAGATGAGAATTATATTATTTTCTATGACCTCCGGTAGCCAAGAGATAGATGAAATGTATGACAAGCTAAAGAAAGAATATATGATTCTTCCTATATTGGAGGATAGGCTTAGATCTTTGGGATGTAAATTGGATAAAGCTTCAAGGATACTAATTTCCCTTTCGTGTAAAACCCCAGGGGAGGCTGTTATGTATTCTTGTTATCTAGCTTATAAAATGAAAAAATTAGGGATTGACTTTTTAGATATTGAAAAAATTTGCACGGATATATTTCCCACTGGTTTTTTTACTGAAAAATCCCTTCATGACCACTGGGATATACAAAAAGTAAAAACTGAAGGTAATTATGGATCTGATAATTTATTAGATTATAGATCAGCATCAGAAAGTTTAATGAAATAAATTTATAATATCTTTCTATAATAATTAAAAGAAACATGGAAAGTAATGAATATTTTAATATTGACTTTTTAGTTGATAGATTTTTAGAGGTGAAAGGACAGGATTTAGTTACAAATAAAAAATTCAAAGAAAAAGCAGCAGAGAAAAAGAAAGAAGCGGCAGCAGCTGAAGCAGGAGCAACAGGAGCAACAGGAGCTGAAGGAGCAACAGGAGGTGAAGCTGGATCTGAAGGAGGAGAAATTATCATTAAGGAAATTGTAAATCTTATAAAGGATTATCCTAATGATTACGAGCTAGGTAAAAAAGTTAGAGAAATATTTAGAGACAAAGTAAAGGAGGAGAAAGATGGTAATAGGGATTGATTTTGATGGAACTTGTGTATCCCACGAATTTCCTCTTGTAGGAAACGATATAGGAGCAGTTTCTGTTCTTAAAGATATTGTAGAAAGTGGGAATAGTCTTATTTTATGGACAATGAGATCTGATAATAATAAAGGTCTTTTCTTAGCTGCCGCTGTAAAATGGTTTTCAGATAATGATATACCACTATGGGGAATACAAAGAAATCCCTCACAAGATAGTTGGACTAGTTCTCCTAAAGCTTATTGTGAGCTGTATATAGATGACGCAGCTTTAGGATGCCCACTAAGAACAGATTTAGTAATATCTTCTAGACCTTTTGTAGATTGGGAAGAAGTTAGAAAAATCCTAACAAATCAGGGGGTTATTAAAATAAAGGGAGCTCAATGATCAAGTATTATGCTGGTATAGGTTCTAGAGAAACTCCTCCCGGTATAGAACCAATGATAGAGGAGATATCCAAGATTCTTAATAAGTTCGGATATGTTCTTAGATCAGGTGGGGCAGATGGATCTGACTATATGTTTGAAAAATATTTTGACGGCGAAAAAGAAATATATCTTCCTTGGAAAGGATTTAACAAAAATGATTCAGATTTATATCTAGATAACATAGATCCGGATTTAATAGAAAAATCTAAAGAAATAGCTAAAAAATTCCATCCATCATGGAATTTTTTATCTGATGGGGGTAGAAAGCTTATGATTCGAAACACTTTTCAAATTCTAGGTAAAGATTTAGAGACTCCTTCTTCTTTCGTTGTCTGTTGGACACCAGGAGGTAAAATAACAGGAGGGACTGGGCAGGCTTTAAGAATAGCTAAGAGTTTATCTATACCGATATTTAATCTCTACGATAAAGATTGCTTACATAAAATAAAATTACACATAACAAATAATTAAAAAATGGCAGAAACAGTTAATTTACCCAATCCAAAAGACCGGAATCTTTTCTTCAATAGACAAGTAAACCAAAGCTCGGTAAATGATCTTTGTAAGGATCTAGTAGATATCTCAGAGCATGACCAGTATATCAAAAAGATATATGAAGCACATGATCTTATATACGTACCAAAGCCTATTAAAATATATGTAGATTCTTATGGTGGATACGTATATCAATGTCTAGGTCTTATAGGGATAATGGAAACATGTAAAACCGAGATTCATACAATTGTAACTGGATGTGCTATATCTTGCGGATTTTTAATAGCCATATCAGGACACAAAAGATTCGGATATGATAGATCAACTTATTTATACCATCAGGTAGCAGGAGGAGCTTTTGGAAAGGTTAAGGATATAGAGGAGGAACTTTTAGAGATCTTAAGATTACAAGAAACTATAGAGGATATAACCCTAAGAAAAACTTCAATAAGTAAAAAAATGCTAGAGAAAGTTTATAAAGGCAAAAAAGACTGGTATATGGATAGTGGAGAGGCATTAAAATTAGGTGTAATAGACGAAATAATAAAATAATGTCCGAGGATAAAATTATATCTAAGTCTATAGTAGATCTTTCAACTCTAAACGATGATCAGAGAAAATCATTTGATTTAATGAAAGATTTCATTTATGACAGGAATGATGACGATATTTATGTTTTAAAGGGATGGGCAGGTACTGGTAAAACATATTGTGTAAGCATACTTGTTAGATATGTTCTTGATGTAATATATCCAGACAAAAATTGGTACAAAATAGCTGTTACTGGTCCAACGAATAAATCAGTTAGGGTTATTAAAAAAAGTACAGGTATAAAAAATCCTAGGGTTGTTTTTCAGACTATACATAAAATGTTAGGTCTAACAGAGAGAATAACACAGGACGGGCAACAGGAATTTGTTAACCAGGGTGATTTTGTTCCACCTATTGAGAAAACAAAATTGCTTATAATAGATGAGGTTTCTATGCTCAATGATGATCTATTCCACGAGATATTGAGATATAGGGATAGGGTTAAAATTATATGTATGGGAGATCCTGCTCAGATCCCACCAGTCGGTAAGCCTGATTGCATACCATTCAGAGATGAATTTTCTGAAATGTATGGTATAAAAACAATAGAGCTTAAAACTATAATGAGACAGAAGGGAGATAATCCAATCATAAGCACTTCTGTTACTATAAGAAATGATCTAGAAAATCCTTACGTTGATACAGGAAATGATTCTAGATTAAATGATAGAGGCGAAGGGATAGAAATAATAAATCTAAATTCCAGCGACAAAAGAGTTACCTTTTCGGATATATTATCCAGCTATTTTAAAACTGAAGAATTTAAAGAAGATTCAGAATATTCTAAGATTATAGCTTGGAGAAATAAAACGGTTGAAACTATGAATAATCTTGTTAGAAAGGTTATTTATGGAGAGGAGAATATAGGATCTAAAATATTGATAGGAGAGAAGCTCATAGCTAATAATCCAATAATGGATATGAATCAAATACTTTTTAATACTAACGACGAATTCAGTGTTGAGGAGTTTGAGATAAAAAAAGAAAAGGTTAGAGTTGGAGATGATGAGGGTATACTAAAATATTATGAAGCAAGGGTCAGTTACTTAAATGATGACGACAAAAGGATTTATTATTATATAGATATACTACACGAGGATAGCGAATCCTATTTTAATGTTCTAGCAGGGAAACTTAAAAAAATAGCTATAGAGAAAAGAGGAAAAGAAAAATCCTGGATAAAGTACTACGAATTTATTAGAAGATTTGCAGATGTTAGTTATGCTTATGCAATAACAGCTCATAAATCTCAAGGGAGTACATATAATACAGCTTTTGTTCTCGAAGACGATATAGATGTTAATACTAATGTAGTTGAGAGAAATAGAATAAAATACACAGCATACACAAGATCAAGTAAAAAATTATATGTACTTAAACGATTTTAATCTAAGACACCTATTAGCAATATTTTTTGCTATTGGTATAGCACACGAGGCTAATATTTTATTAGGATTATCATTTCCTATTTTGTCCCTAATTTATACAGTGGGACTACTATTAATAATATTTAATTTTACCCAGCTAAAAAACTATGTTTGGCCTCCTGGATTAGGTATAATTGGTATTTTTTCACTGATCTATTTTATATTTCTTTTAATTGGATATGGTGAGAAATTTTTTAGAGATCTTTCTTCCGTCATATCTATATTGGTTTGGTTTAAATGTATATCATATCTAACAGATAATAATAGCGAGGAAGATCAAGATGACGGGTGGGAAATAAACGAAGAAAATGAATAAAAAAATGAAGACATCAGAAAAGTATAGACATATAGGATATTCATACCCAGGAGTACCAAATCCATGGAAGCCTATAGTTGAAAAAGCAATAGTAGAGATAGAAAAAGAAATGTGGCCTAGATGGATACCTCTTTTTATAAAAAGATTGATACATTACTTAGCAACTGGAAATAGTGTGGTTAGGGTTAGAAGTTGGTTCTGGTATAGAATAAGAACTAAATTAACCAAAGGACAAATTATAACAGACATTAAAGATAAATTTGCTACTCTAAGAATTTATGGACATTTTGGTGAGGAGATAGAAAAAATAATAGATCAAGCTGAAGACGAATGTTACAAAACATGTGAAAGGTGTGGAGGTAAAGAAAAAGTTAGAAGCGTCGGTAAAGGATGGATATACAATCTATGCAAAACGTGTAGAAAGCCAAAATAATCATTTTTTATACCAATAAAAAATTCCTATCTTTATAATATGAAAGTACTAACATTAGGAGATGTACATGGTCGTGATAGGTGGATGTTTCATACACACGGAAGCCCTTACGAGTTCAATCATTGGATGACATTGGTTGAAAATGGAGCACCTGCGGACGAAGCTGAATTTTGGAAAGAAATGCCTTATATGCAATACGATAAGATTGTATTCGTTGGCGATTATGTTGATAGCTTCGATATTAGCAATGCTGTTATATTAGACAATCTTAAAAAAATACTTTTCTTTAAAAAAGCATTACCTGATAAGGTTGTACTTTTACTTGGAAATCATGATATTCAATATTTCGTTCCTAACGAAGTATGTAGCGGATATAGAGCAGAAATGAAACCCGATCTTTATCAGTTATTTACTGAGAATAAAGAATGTTTTAAAGTGGCTCACTTAGAGAAGGATAATACAGGGGTTAAGTATTTATGGACACATGCAGGTGTTACTAATGGATGGCTAAAAGATGTTTGTAAAGATATTAATAATCCAAGATATAGACATTACGAAATAGCTAAGGATTTTGATCCAAATGACCTAGAGAAATTTATAAACGATCTATTTGAGCTTCGGGTTGACAATATATTTAATGTTGATGCTCACAGCGGGGGATATAACTTATGGGCAGGACCATTTTGGATTAGACCTACAATCTTAAATGATTATCCTTTAGAAGGTGTTAATCAGATAGTAGGACACACACCACAAAAAACTGTTAAAGATATCATCTGTGGAAAAGTTACTCATTATTTAGTAGATTGTCTTTTTGATGACTGTGATGAAGTACTTGTTTTAGATATTGAGAAATGATAAGAAAATTTAAGTTTTATAAGGAAGAAGATAATAGATGGTTTGTAGATCTACCTGAATGGGAAGGTGAAAAAGACGATCTTGAAATGGTTCTAGGAGCAGATACTCTTTTAGAGATATTATCCGGAGAATCTGACTATTGCTTTGTCACTTTTTCTGATGAACCATTTGAAGATTCTAAGATACTTTCTTATGATCATAATGAATCTACACAAGGATATTATAACAATGACGCATGGCACGGACCATCTACAATCTGGCTCTGTTACGTTACTGAATTTGTATTTGGTAAATATCCAGAAAAGATCTACTATAAATAGATAATTCCATATTAATTTTATGGTACGGGGGGATATATAAAAGAAAATATTTCCTGTGAAAAAATTTAGGTTATCATTTTCTGTAGCATCAGCTATTCTAATTATGCTGTTTTTCTTTATAGCAAAAACATCTGTTACATTTGGTATAGTTAAGGATTCAAATTTTTATAATTTAATTGAGTACGCATGTTTTATTTCATTTTGCTTACCTGCATACTTTATAGCAAAAACTTTTTTAAAGAAAAGAAAAGAGGAGAAGAAGAAATTAGATTATAATAAAAAATTATCAGACTCTCTGATTAACCAATCTCATAATGAGGTATTTTTTTCAGGTAATGTAGAAGCTGGATCTGCTATTCTTTCTAAGGAGGTTTCGGATACAATAGAATCTGATAGATGTTCTTTCTGGCTTTATAATAACGATCGTACATCTATTATTTGTCAGAATCTTTATGTGAGATCTGAAAATAATTTCTACAATAATATAGAGTTATTTGAGAAAGACTTTTTACCGTATTTTGAAGCAATTAAAGAGAATCCAATAATTGTTGCAAATAATGCAGAAACACATCCAGCAACTTCTTGTTTTTTAGAAACATATCTTAAACCATTAGGTGTAAAATCTATGCTTGATGTTCCTATTTGGTATAAAGGAAAAGTAATAGGTGTTATATGTATTGAAAGTCTTTCACCAAGAATATGGAACAAGGAGGAGGTAGATTTCGCACAGATGCTTTCTTCTTTATATTCTTTCGGGTATTCTGTTAAGGAGTCTAATAAATTATCTGATGAAATAATAGAAAATGAAAAATTTCTTGATGCAGCATCTATTATATCAGTTGCTGACGAAAAAGGAAAAATAACTTACGTAAATCAAAGATTCACTGATGTTTCTGGATATTCATTAGAAGAAGTTATAGGAAAAGATCATAATATAGTAAACTCTGGTACGCATCCTAAGGAGTTTTGGACAGATATGTACAAGACAGTTGTAGCTGATAAAAAAATATGGAATGCGGTTTGTACAAATAGAGCTAAAGACGGAAGCCTATATTACGTAGATACTTTTATCAAAGCTAGATTCGACGAGAATAATAAACTTTCCGGATTCTCCTCTATACGTCAGGATGTAACAGATTTAAAAAGAAAAGAGGTTGAGATATCCAATAGAATGAATGCTATTAATAGATCAAATGCTGTTATTGAATTTGATCCGTATGGTAATATAAAATTTGCAAATGATTCATTTTTGGAAATTTTAGGGTATTCGCATGATGAAATAGAAGGAAAACATCACAGTATATTTATAGAGGATTCAGAAAAAAATAGTAAAGCCTATTTAGATTTTTGGGAATCTTTAAGAGATGGAAAATTCTTTAGAGGAGAGATTACTAGAAAGAAAAAAAGCGGAAAGCTAATTTATCTACAAGCAACTTATAATCCTATCATAGGAAATGACGGAAAAACATATAGAGTAATGAAAATCGCTACTGATATTACTGAAAGTTTTAACCAGCAGAAAGAGTTAGAAAAGAAAAATACATATCTTGAGCATGCTGCTAAAATACTTAGACATGACATGCACAGTGGTATTAACACATATATGCCTAGAGGATTAAGCTCTTTGGATAGAAGATTATCAGAGGATCAAATAAAAGAACTTAAAGTTGAAGCTCCTATTAAAATGATTAAAGAGGGTCTTAGACATACGCAAAAAGTTTATAAAGGTGTATACGAATTTACAAATCTTGTAAAAAAAGACGTGGTCCTTAATAGAACTGAATGTGACTTAAAATATATTTTAGATGATTACCTATCAGCAACTGCATATAGACCTCAGGTAGATCTATCAGATATTGGTACTTTAAGTGTAAACGAAGCTCTATTTTGTACAGCATTAGATAATCTAATTAGAAATGGGCTAAAATATAATGATAGTGATAATAAAATAGTAAAGATCTATAGAATAGATGATACATTATATGTTGAAGATAACGGAAGAGGATTAAGCTCTGAAGAGTTTAAGTTACTTTCTCAGCCATATACCCGTAAGGAAGGTCAGAAAGAGGCAGGAACGGGATTAGGATTAAATATATGTATAGCAATATTAGAAGAACATGGGTTCAGTGTTTCTTGTGATAAACTTCCTCATGTGGGAAGTCAAATAAAAATAAATTTAAAAAATGATTGATTCAATTTTATTGGTAGATGACGAAAGTTTATTTCATCTTGTATTTGAGGATGCTTGTAGCCTTCTTGACATTTCTCTTTCTTTAGAAAGCCTTGATAGCTCAGATGAAGCTGCTAAACTTTTTTCTGGGTGGCAAAAAGATCCTGAGGGAAAACCTGAATGTGTATTCGTAGACTTGAACATAATTGGATCTTCTTATGATGGTATTGAATTAATTCGTAAGATCAATTTTGAGTATGGTAATAATGTTGTTATTGGGATAATATCTTCATCTAATGAACCAGAGGAACAAGCTAAAGCAGTTAAAGCTGGGGCTCAATTTTGGATTATAAAATCTGATGATATTGAACCGAGATTAGAGGATTTCAAAAATGATTTTCCTGGATATAAGAACAGAACCAATCCATTTAAGATTTATAAGTAATGAAAGTAAGTAAAGAAGTCAGAGATTGCTTACTTGAAATACACAAAACAAAAAGAGTAAGCTTAGAAGGTAATATACTGAAGCTTATTGAACCAGAGGAAGGAGATAATGAATTTAAAAATTATCTAACTGGATCAATAGAAAAGGATAAGGAGGGAAGAAAGAAAAGACTTGAAATAACTAAACAGGTACAGGAAAGAAATCGTGAGCTTCAAGCTTCCGAAGAAGAGAATATAAGAATAAACGAAGAGCTTAAAATCGCATTAGAGGAAGCTGAAATAGCAAAAAACGAAGCTTTAGAAGCAAAAGACATTGCACTAAACGATTTGGATATTATACAAAAAAGATCACAAACCGAACTTATAGGCACTATAGTTAAAGTTGCTTTGCTTGTTATTATAAGTGTTGGAGTTATTACTACAATTATGTATGCAATAGCTATGATGACAGGAAAAGACACACAAATAATAGGGTCCACCTGGAGTAATATGTTCGGAATACTCCTAACCAACGCATTCTCTATAGTTGGTACTATCATGGGGGTTAAATACGCTAGCGAAAAAAAGGAATGACAAAAAAAGAGAGCCAGGATGGTTGCGATTCTCCTGACTCTCGATGATACTTGCGTAACATCACGGTCCTAAGCCGTGTAAGATCTTAATTTTCTTTGTTTCTGTATTCTATTATATCTTAATAATTCATGTAAATGAAACAAACAAAGAATAGTTATTGCAAATATTTCAGCATATAATATGCTATGGAATAAAAATAATATAGAAGCAGAATAGGGTACTATCGCCCAGTTTATTTTTTTGTTTAACAAAAGTGGATAAAAATTAAACAAAAAGAAGGATATAGCAAATATATTATGAAGACTTTCATTAGTATTAAAAGAGAATGCAGTCAAAAGCAATAGCATTACTGCAGGAATTCTCCATCTATTTAGAGAGAATAGAAAATATGATGTTGAAGCATTTACTATTATAAACATTGGTTGCATAGGTGTAATCCAATAAGAAGATATAGATGGAAGTTCTCCTATTGATCCTATGTATATAAAAGGAGCTATAGCTGCCATTAAAATTACAAGAAACCTTAGAATGAAATCTTTCTGATTATTGAACATATAATATGTATTCGATATGGCTAGAAAAAAAATAGAAATCGTCGGGGAATATGAGGAAGATATTTCTACTTTAACGGGTAAAAGAAAAATCCTATTTAATAATATGAGAAAACTACACCCCAAAGGAAATAAAAAAGCACAAATGGGTTTATGTTTAGATCTAGATGATAGTAGGGTTGATCATTATATAAATTGCATATTTAATGTAAACGAAAAGAGATGAAAAAAATATTCTATTTATCATTTGGTATTTCAATCCTATTTTCTTGTAATACTAAAACAAAAAAAATACACCACTCGTGTACAGTAACTTCTTTTGAAGAACAAAAAAAATATTCAATCCATGATGAAATGAGTCGAACAAAGTATACCGTTGGTACATCATGTGGTGACAGAAAATTTATTGTCTATAGAAAGTATAATATAGGGGACACAATAACATTAACTGAGGTTATTGTAGAGAAAGATTAAAATACTAATTTGGGATATATAAAATAAAAATTATATCCCATGATACTTAAATTAGGCTCTAAGGGTACCGAAGTAGAAAAACTACAAAACTTTCTAGGTCTCCCAATAAACGGAAATTTTGATGAATCTGTAGACAAGGCTTTAAAGGCTTGGCAAAAATCTAACGGATTAAAAGATGACGGTATAGCAGGTCCAGTAACCCTCAAAAAAATGGGTATACTATTAGAATCTGATATGCCTGTAACAAACTCAGCATTTAAATTAGAAAAATTAAAAGGACATATTCCTGATTCTGTTATAGCACAGATACCAGACACTGCTGCTAAATTTGGAATAACCAATACACTTAGATTAGCTCACTTCCTTTCACAATGCGGACATGAGTCGGGGGGATTTAAAGCAGTTTCAGAAAATCTTAATTATTCAGCAGATGGACTTAAAAAAGTATTTGGTAAGTATTTCCCTGGAAATCTTAATGAATCATATGCTAAGCAACCGGAAAAAATAGCTTCTAGAGTTTATGGAAGTAGAATGGGTAATGGCGACGAAGCTTCTAAAGAAGGATGGAAATTTAGAGGAAGAGGTTATATCCAATTAACTGGTAAATCTAATTATCAATCATTTGATGCTATCGTTGAAGATGATATTATAAATAATCCGGATCTAGTAGCAACTAAATATCCGTTAATGTCAGCTGCGTTCTTTTTTAATAAAAATGGTCTTTGGACTATATGCGATAAAGGAGCTGATGATGCAACAGTTACAGCAGTAACAAAAAGAGTTAACGGTGGAACATTAGGACTTGCTGATAGAATTAAACACTTTAAAGAGTATTACAATCTACTTAAATAATAAAAATATGAGCTATACAAGAGAACAGATAGAAAAAGCAGTAAAAGCTAAAGGATATGTTTGGTTTGAAGACACAACAAACAAAACATACGACGTTAATATAATAGGAATTAGAAATACGTCTCCTTCTGTATACAAAAAAGTTACAAACGTTTTTGATGACCATTTAACAATATCATTTAAAGACGAGAGCTTAAATTGGCAATCGTATTGTTGGATGGGAACTTGCGACCCAGGAAAGAAAGGTGTTATGGAATTTCATAACAATAAAGGAGTAGCAAGATTAGTTCCTGGCCAATATAGAGGGGTTTGGAAAATAGATAAACATCAAGGTAAATACGATGCACTTTGCCAAAGAAACGGTAATGTTACAGTTTGGAGAGATGCTAACAGAGATTTACTTTTTGAAGAAAAAGTTACTGACACTGGTATGTTTGGAATTAACATACATAAAGCAGGAACAGATTCTACTTGGGTAGAAAATTGGTCAGAAGGATGTCAGGTATTTAAAAGAGTTAAGGATTTCGATTCTTTTATGAGCATATGCAGAAAAGCATCTAAGATACACGGAAACAAATTCTCTTACACCTTATTAGAATCTACTGATATAATATAATATGAAAAAGAAAATGAAACATTTACATCTTTTTGAATCGTACGTCGATAAAATATATGAAGTAAGAATGGATCCACACTGGATCGAAAGAACTAGTTTAAAGGATGTAATGTCCAGAGCTTTGCCATATAATAGTAACTTTGCTTATGGTTTTAGAGTCAGTAAATTTTTGGATGATAAAAATAATGATGTGTCCAAGGCTCAAGCTATTTCAAATCTTAATATTGATGAAAATAAATTGAATACATACATAAGTAAAGCTATTCATTATATTACTAATAGTAAAAAATTAAAAGATTGGTTACCTGATAATAATAATCCTATACAAATGTTAGACCTGGGAAGAATATGTTTTAATAACGGAACTTATAAATACTATCCAGTTATAAAATCAGGAAAGGGTCCAGGACAAATAGAGCAATTTTATACTGAGGGAGATAATATATGGGGAGCAGTTAAAGACAATGACTTAGGTATTACGGTAAAATATTATCCTTCTGACGGAAGCGGGATTGAAAGAATGTATGCAGATTTTCAAAGAGATACAGGATTCTCTTCTAGTGTTTTCTATAAAAACTCTTCATGGGGTTATCCTTACGGTGAAGATTTCGAAATAGTGGTCGATCTTACTGATGATAATCAAGTATCTATTGAGAGTAAGTTAAAAGAGCAGTCAGAGGGAAGAGAATGGAAAATGGGGCCTGAGGAAAGGGAAGAACATGTTCTTGCTGAACCGAATTATTTTGCTCTTGAATTAAAAAGGATACAATTATCTCCAGGATTAGTAATTGCTATAGAGAATCAAGAAACAGGGAAGAAAAATTTATGGCAAGTTTCTTATATATCTAATGCTGATGAGCTCTATCAAATATATTTAGAAGACAAAAAAAATAAAACGGAACTTTTAAAATCACAGCCTTTAATTTTTTATGGTGTAGCTGTTGAAGAAACTACGAGATATATAGGTAATAAACCAATTAATAAAATATCGGTAATTGGATCGAGCATTGGAAGAAAAGTAACTCTAAATCCTGGTGATTTCGTATACATAAGAAAACAAATAAGATCTAGTTATGGCGGTGTAGATGATCCTAATGTTAGATATAAATTCAAATTTGTTACATCGGAGCCTAGTATATTAAAAAGAGGGTCAGCTCAGATAGCTTTAGAATACGTATAAATTATATTCTTTTTATTGATATTTTAAGATCCCCGGATCCCTTTATGAGGCGATGATATTCGCCTCTTTTTATTTGTATAGGTCCTTTTAATTCTATAGGTAGCTGGTTATCAAATTGAAATCTCCAGTCGGTTTCTTCAAGTGATTCGATAGTTCTGTCCTCGTCGTCAAAATGCCATTTTAATTCCTCATCAAATAATGACTCCTTAAATATTCTAATTGATTCTTTATCAGAAACCCATTCCTCATTAAAAGGTAATTCCTCCATAATTATTCGAACCTTTTTTTCTCTGCTATATGATTTATGTAATCATTTAGCTCTAATTCTTTTCCGTTTTTAACTACATAAAAGGTGTATTTATTATTGCCTACATCTTCTCTAGTAGTTCTATCTATAATATCTTCAACTCCTAGTTTAAATTTAAGTCTATTTGCTAGAACCTCTCTTGTTTTTTCATCGTTAAATTCCCATTGGAACTCAGAAATAATATTCGTTATTTCTTCCCTAATTATATCACTCTCAACGCTAGAAGGAACTAAATTATTAAGATGTCCTATATTTGATAAATGATTTGCAATAGTAGGAACAAGATACATTTTCATCATAAGAACAGGTGTCATTGTAACCTCATCTATCCATGACTCAAATTCAAAATTCATAATTTTATCCTTGTGCATATCTATGTAATCCTCAATAACCTCTATACATCCCTCATAGTCGTCAGTAAGATCCTCCATTGTGAATGGGAAGAATTTTTTAATTGACTTAGGTCCTCTTTGTAGGGATTCTATTTTTTCAAATATCGTTTCTCTGATATCTTTTTTTATATTTTTTTCCATCTGTTTTTATTTTTAATTGTTTTCTGGATTAATATTTTTGTGTAATATTCTCCAATTTATTGGTAGACTTGTATTTTTTTCTGGGTCTATTTTCTCAAATTTTCTCCATTCCCCAAAAAGATCCCTTCCTTCTAATATTGATTTTTCTATATGATCTATATTTTTAAATTCGTCCTTATTATATTCCTGATGAGCAAAATTCTCTAACTTGTTTGCTATCATTTCAGATCCACCAAAGTAAGTTAAATGCCATCCTCCATTTTCCCACCACTGACAATTAAATGTTAATCTACATTCATCTGGGGTTTTACTTTTTAGTGTTCCCCAATTTACTACTTTGGGGTGATACCATTTATTAGATATGTCTTTATTATATAAGTTTCCAAAATATGTTGTCATTTCCATCTTACATATACAATCTAAATTATAGTCCGATGTTTTTATATAATTTACTCTCTCCGAGTTTAATATTTCATCAACATCTGTTATAAAAACCACATCATTATTTGATAGACCTAAAGAATAAAGAGTAGGCATGAAAGAATTTCTTTGGAATTTTTCTCTCCCCCATGGATCATTTATATTGCTAGGATAATATACCTTAACATGTATTATTTTATCTAGCCATCCTGCAAATCTTTGTTTATTATCCTCGAAGATAAATCTTTTATCCTCGCCTTTATGTGTTTTTTCTGCTTCTACTAGTATAAATTTATCTACTACACTGTAAAGTTCTTTTAGTCTTAATTCTAAAATATCTAACTCATTATAGAATGTAAAACAATCAATGGCTTTTTTCATAATTATATAGAAAGGATTTTCCTCCAAAGAGGTTTTTTGGTGAACAGTACTTCAAATTTTAAGAAATTTCTATTTGCATTTCCAACTTCTACAAAAGCTAATTTTTCCATAAAAGCAATCGTCTTATTAAAAGAAACTGGATCTATTATTTCTTGTGTCTCTTTAGCATCTTTATTTTCTACTATATAAACTCCAGGTTCATTTTCTTTTGTCCTTCTACCTACAATAATAGTATTGTCTTCGAAACGCTTGTTAGGATCAATAAATACCCCTATTCTTCCTGCTATAGTTCCAATGAATCTAATTTGACCAGATAAACTAGTAATACGTAAATCCCCCTCATTATAAACAAATGAGGGATGGTCTTGAATTAAAGCCCCCGTAAATCCACTACAGATAACAAAATCTCCAGGTCCTCTTCTCGATCTAGTTACTATCAGATTAGATCTAATTATAATAGAGTTTATTAGAATCTTAGATCCCTCTATTGAATCATTATTAGTGTATAATGGAAATTTAAGATTAGGAAATAATTTTACTAAAAATCTTTTCCATTTAGATTCTTTTAAAATTTCTTCTTGAGATTCTTCGGCTAGTTTATTATAAACATCAGACAATCTTTTATATCTTTGAATTGCTGCTTCATTCTCTAAAACAGGCATCATCATAGAAGAAGCATCAACACCATGAAAATAAGATAAATCTTTCTCTAATTCTTGATTCATTTTTGATGTCACCCTAAATGTTTGTAATTCAATAAATTTTGAAAATGTACTCAATGATAAGACTCCATATTCTTCACCTTGTGATCTCGATCCCCAATCATCATATGGTTTTTCATTATCTGGATAAGAAGTGAAGTCTAAATAGGTAATGATACCTGTTGATGTTTTAGTGTCTAAATTGCACGCTGTTTCTAAGAAATTCATATTCAT